CACAAAATTAACAACGTCACCTTCTGATCTAAGTGCAGGGTCATTGTCTTCTATTACTGACACACCTTCCGTGTCAAATGCTACTTCATCTTCTTCTGCCATATTTAATATCCAAAGCTAGGGTCAGCGGCTTGAAAGCCTGATCGCTGATTTACAGGGTTATAGTCCCACATGGAACTTCTAGGTCGTGTCATAATACCATAACGTAGTGCGTCATACATATGATCCATTGCGTTTGTGTCTACATCTTCGGAGTTTTTCTTGTCCAAGGGTAGACTAGGAAGTTGAGATATAAGTTGTGTGCAGTTGTTAAATATAACCATACGAGGTTCTTCAGTAAACTCATCAACCTGTAATCTCCTGTGTAATTCGTTTTTTCCTGCAACTCTACTTCCTTTACTTCTATCTGAAGGTCGCCATCTACACCCTCTTACAATCATTTGTTCCGCTAGGCTAGGTCCTGTGTCTCCACGTTTGTGCCAGAGCGAACTGTCCAGAACTCCATACTGTATCACTCCATCGTCTGCTTCTAACTGTAGTATTCTATCTGCTAAATCTACAGCTAAAACTTTTGATACCTGCAACTCTCTATATACTACAAGTTGTTCAGCAGGTGTGATTGCTAACCATACTACAGCAGAGTAACTTCCATAACCATAGTCACACGCTCTAAACTTTTTCCAACTAGCAGGTATCCTGTAAGGTTCTACAACATGTACCTGCCTGTTAAACTCAGGAAATGCAGCACCTTCTGCTACGTCCCAATCACCGTCTAATAACTGTCTTCTCTGATGTTCAGGTAGAGACAGTAGCATTGCCTCGTAGTCACCTGATTCAGCTAGATAAGGGTTGTCAAACAAATTAGCAGGTATGAAACGTCTTCTAAAAAGAGGCTGCCCCTCTCTGCTATGCCCTTTTGGAAATGCAATAACATTACCTGATTCTAACTCCGTTGCCCAAAAAGAATTGTTTGGTGGAGAAGGATCTACAAACATCTTCTTTACCCATTGATGTCCTGCCCCTCCGGGATTGGTTGTTGCTCTCATGTACAGTCCTAATGATTGGTCTGCACTTCTGAGTCGTGAGCGCATATAGTCCCAAGCATATGGTGTCGCCCACTGTGTGAGTTCATCAAATCCTATCCAGTTAAATGCCTGACCTTGGTATCGCATTACGTCTAGGTCACGGTCTAGGTAGGACATCCACAGTCTGCCTCCTTTAGGACTTACCCACTGTGATTTTCGTTCTGACCACTTTATTCCCGGAATTGCCTTTGGGTATAACTCCTGAGATTTCTGTATAAGTTCTCTTAACTCTTCCGTTGTGTGTCGTACAAGTAGCCCACTAAAGTTTGGGTTGTTAATTCCACGAAGGGGGTCAGCTAACATTGCAAACGATTTGCCTCCTCCTGCTGCTCCTCCGTATAGTACCTCTCGTTCTGAAGAAGCTAAGAAGTCTGTTTGTGGTCCATCATTCGGTTTAAACAGTACCTCTGGTTCTACTGTTTCTTCTACCACATCTAAGCTTGGCACTATTACTGGTGCTTCAAGCTCTGGTTGTTCTTTCTGTGGTGAAACAGTCGAGCGACTCTTCTTCGAGTTTTTGTAATTCGCTAATCGCCTTTTCGAGCCTTTGGGCGAACTTGCGTTTAATAGTAATTGTTCTCTTACGTTTTTTGTCAACTTCTATTCTTTTTCTTAATCCTGTATGTGATATGTACCTGCCAGTTTCTTTTGTTAGCCAGTTGGCAACTTCTCTGTAGCTATACTGCCGTATATGTTGCTTTGCTTTATCTAGTGCATCTAGCTGTATACTTACAGGAACTAAAAAGTCTTCATCTTCTTCATCTACTTCATAGCCAAATGGCACTGTTCTTGCTACTCTAGGTAGCCTTTTCCAGTTCTTTACAAACATGTCAGGCTTTGGTAGTGTCCAAAACCCTAGTTCTTCACTACTCATTTTTTCCTTCTTTAGCAGGTAGTACAAATACTCCTCCTGAAGATTCTACATTTATCTTCTCAGTCTTCATAAACCCTGCTCTGTCTAGTAAATCTCTGGCTGCAGTCATCTTGTCTCTTATGCCTAACTCTGTTGGATCAACAAGAGCGTTACCCATTGCTACAACAGCTTTTGGAGCAACACGAGCCATATACTCTTTTGTTGCATCCGCTATTTCATCTTTTAGTCCTCGTATAACGTCACTGGTGGCTGTGGTATCTGCATATCCTGCCATCTTCTTTGCAGTAACAACATCCCCTCCTGCTCCATCAAACAGAACAGCCATAAACTTTTGTTGTTTTTCATTTAGAACTTTTGCCATCTTTATCTTTCTTCTCTTGATCGTCTATTATTTTGTTTACCCATTCTCCATTATCACCAGAGTTTTCGCAGAACACACAATGTGTGCTTCTATGTTGATGCCCACACACTTCGCAAGTCACTAACTTTGCCCCTGCGATGCTGTAAGGACCATGCCTATATTCTGGCATCCAAGTTACTTATGTCTTGTTCTTCCACAAATTTAAGAACATTCTCTTCAGGAACGCATAAAACTCTTTGAATAGGTCTTTCACCATATTGATTTGCTAGTGCCTTTATAATAGGAATCGGATTGTCTCGTACAAAGTCTCGACACTCCATTGAACTGTGGAAGTGACCGTGTTCTTTCGGTTTCTCAAATATGTATACATCTTGCGTCCCATCCGAATGGACTCCCAACATTATGGCAACAATAAACCAAGTTTCTAGCATTATCGTAATCTTACCCTAGAGCCTATCTGTAGTTTTCTAGGATCTACAGTGTTTAGTTCTTTTAGTTTTGATACTGTTGTACCTTTTTCTTTTGCTATTGAAGAGAAGGTATCACCTTTCTTAACTGTATATGTTGTAGGTATTCTACGTGATATATCGGAAGACTTGCTTAGAGTAGAGCCTTTCTTTTTAGAACTCATAGCTTTTACTGCTTTAATTCCTTTATCTATAGCAAGAGCACCTGCACCTGTAACTGCAGCACCTCCTAATACTTTTACTCCTCCTCTAACCTGCTGTCCTCTATCTCTACCCCCTACTCTTATTATACCACTAACTATTCCCTCTTCAGAGCTTGCTCTACCCGGAGAAGACATGTTCATTTTATTGCTTTTTTTAGCAAACACATTACCTACTTTTTCAAAAAGATCAGGCTTTTTTTCTTTTATTAGCTTTTCAAAAGCTTCTGATCCTTTAACTGGTTTAGCTTTTCCTCCTTTTTTAGGAACTTCTTTTACTATCCTAGCTCCTGATTTTTTTATCAAGTTCTTTACTGCTTGTGTTCCTGCTAATCTAAATACTTGACCTGCTAATATTACTAATATAGGTAATGCCATAGTTATCTCCTTTTATACTTTTCTGTGTGCTCTTGTTTTCTTAGCAATACTTTTAGGTTG